TGCTCCGGTTGGACCTGTGGCACCCGTAGCGCCAGTGGCTCCCGTAGCACCAGTTGGACCAGTAGGTCCCGTAGCACCGGTAGCACCGGTTGCACCTGTTAATCCAATAGATCCGGTTGCGCCTGTTGGACCAGTAGGTCCAGTTGCGCCAGTAGCTCCGGTGTCTCCAGTTGGGCCAGTCGCTCCAGTAGCTCCCGTTGCTCCTGTATCACCTGTAGGTCCAGTCGCTCCTGTGGCACCTGTCGCTCCTGTCAATCCTGTAGAACCTGTAGCACCCGTAGGTCCGGTAGGACCTGTTGCTCCAGTTAAACCTGTATCTCCTGTTGGTCCTGTAGCGCCGGTAGCACCAGTTGCTCCCGTAGGACCTGGTACTGTTGAAGCCGCGCCAGTAGCACCTGTCGGTCCTGTCGGACCCGTTGCACCAGTGACACCTGTGTCACCTGTAGGACCTGTCGGTCCAGTGCTTCCCGTACTACCAGTTGGTCCTGTAGGACCAGTGGCACCTGTTACGCCTGTAGCGCCTGTGGAACCTGTAGGTCCTGTGGCACCGGTGTCTCCTGTAGTACCTTGTGGGCCAGTAGGACCAGTCGGTCCTGTTGCGCCTGTACTGCCAGTTGATCCGGTAGGTCCTGTACTTCCTGTAGGACCTGTATTGCCAATCGAACCCGTAGCTCCTGTGCTTCCTGTTGCACCTTGTGCTCCCGTGTTTCCGGTTGGCCCTTGTGGGCCAGTTGAACCAGTAGGTCCAGTAGGACCTTGGGAACCAGTGGAACCGGTTGGGCCTGTTGAACCTGTTGAACCTTGCGGTCCTGTACTACCTGTGTTACCGATAGGCCCTGTTGGACCTTGCACACCAGTAGCACCAGTAATACCTTGTGGACCAATAGGACCAGTTGCACCTGCAGGTCCTGTTGGACCTGTGTTACCAGGTGCGCCTTGCGGTCCTTGGTCAGCTGATAATACTACAGAAGTTTGTGGAGAACCAGAGGTAATAACTAATATTGTCTCGCTCATACAGTAACTCCTGCAGTCACAATAAATTGACCTTCTAAAATTCTAGTAATAACGCTACCTGAATCAAGCACTAAGTCATAGACATATGATTCCGCTTTAAGCGTTGTATCTACTGCCGATAAATCTATATCAATAGTACCTGTAGCACCACCAAGCGTAATCTTTCCATTAGCGGTAGTTGCAGATAAGGTAGTAGTAGTTGAGCCCAGGAATGGGCGCACAGTCATAATGGCTGTATAGTTAGTTAAGTTCCAAGGCGTTCCATCAGTTTGGATAACGCTGGAAAAATTAAAGGTAGTTGTCTGTGGAACTACCAAGTTATATGAACCTGGAGATGGCATTAAGCTGCCACCTCGCGTAGTGCAGCGGCTGGTTCAAGGCCAGTAGTGCCTGCAATCTTGTTGCAGATACCTGCAACATCTAGCATATTAGTACGATTAGTAATGCCGCCAATAATATTAAGAACTCCAACAAGGTCAGTCACCTTTCCAAGCGCAGCGCCTGTTGCACCAGCCCAAGCCTGTGCAGCACCAGCCATATCCTTGTAGCTTGTAAGTGTAGGATAGGTGCCACCATTGGCTAATCTGTTTAACTCATCATTGAGCGTTGATCCTGCTACTCCGTATGACACCTATCTCTCCTTACTTCTTTTTAGATTTTTTTGCTTCGCTTAACGCGATAGCTACTGCTTGCTTCTTTGATTTAACTACAGGTCCTTTCTTAGAACCTGAGTGAAGAGTGCCTCGCTTGTACTCTCCCATAACTTTACTTACTTTATTTTTCGCTTTTGACTTCATTACCTGGTGCTCCAGTTTCGATGTCATCATATGATGCGTAACCGCATCCACATACAGCGCACATTATTTCTTCACCATTTTCTTTCCAGCCTTAAAGGTAGCCTTCTTACCTGACATACCTACTTTGCCCTTCATTGTTGAAGCAGGGATTCCTTTAGATGAACCCTTCTTAAATCCGGTATCTTTGGTAGATTCTGCTCCGCCATCACCCTTCATTGCTTTTGCGAATTTCATATTTGCTCCTATTTTTTATTCTTGTTTCTTGCTGATATTGCTGCTGCCTTCTTCTTGGCATCAGCTTTACTTGATGCTCCCCACGCTTGTAGAGATAGGAGCAATCTTGTTGGCTCTCCATTTGGTTTACGCTCAGGTCCTGGCGCATTACCCATACGAGCTAAGAATGATGCTCGTCTTGGATTATCACCAGATTTAACTGGTGGCTTTAAGTTTGATCCTTGTGCTTTAGCAGATGCTCTGCCCTTAGCATTAAGACCACCCTTTGGGTTCTTACCTTCTTTGCGTTGCCACGCTGGAGACTTAGCCATTACTTCTTCTTCTTTCTGGCTACCGCTGCATTATCCACTAGGTTTGGATATGGCCTGCCTGCTGCCTTAGCACGAGCCTTAGCTTGTGCCTTCTTATCAGGAGATAGTTTGGTAGATTTCTTCTTAGGGTTCTTGGTATCCCAAAATTCTTTTTTCATAATTTCCTAACCTAGTAAACTAGCACCGATGTTATTACCATCAAATGCTTTGCCCATCTCATTTGAGATGTTGACTGCTGCATCAATATCTTTCTGCTTAGTAGAGATAGGCTCAATGCCTTGCTTAACTGCAGAGTAAAATGATGACAACTCTTTATCGTCTTTCTTAATCGCTTGTAGCGATGCGCCACCTCTTGATGGGGTTAACGCTCCATCGAAGAATGGCTTTAGGTTAAATCCTCTTTCCATCTTGCTACCGCAAGTATGTATCTCTTCTCTATCAAATTCTGCGTAAGGCTTATTTACTTCTTCAGTTACCTGACAATCTTGGCAGGTGTAATCGTATCTAGGCATTTTACTCCACAATAGGGGTTACGTAATCTCCGTAACCGTTAGCAATTAAGATTGCTGCTTGCTCATCTGTAATGGTCTGAGTATGACCACCGAGGATATAGAAGTCTGCATCAGCTAAAGTATTTTGATATGGATACATAGTTGCTTCAACTAATCCATCTTTAACAATCAAGGTAACGCCACGAGCAATGTCAGTCATAAATGGATTGATAGGTCCAGTTACTGAACCACCGGTAATTGGTCTACCAGCTAGACGTGAATACTTATCAGGCCAAGCCTTACCCGCGTTCCAAGTCTGGTATTGCCAAGGTGTTGTTGCTGCGTATGCCATTAGTTCTCCTAGTGAACTTACCCAAACGTAGGGAGTTTCCCCCCTACGTTAGAGTCAACTAACTATTAGTAAGCGGTTGATGTTTGAATGTTGTACAACGCAGCGGTACGTAGGATGTTCCATCCACCGAAGTAGTACCAACCGATTGTATGGAAGCGGCGAAGCGCATCGATTTGTGGTCCAATGACGGTTGAGATGTCTTGGCCCTGTGCTTCAGCAAGTGCTTCACGACCTGCAATGATTGCAGAGTAGACGTTGGTTGTACCATTTGATGTAAATGGAACACGAGGTGTTTCAACAATGAACGCACCTTCAAGAACACCAACTGCACCAGCCACGAATGGTGTGCGGTCTACGTACTTAGATAGATCCTGGAATCCACCAGTACCTGTTTCTGCACGTAGGTCTGCAGTCTGCTTTGGATGTAGGTAAGCAGCATATAGTTCGCCAATACGAGGCAGAGCCTTGTTTGAGCGTAGGTTTGTAACAGCAGCACGGATGTCAGATACAGAGATGGTTGAACCAGCTGTGATACCTGCGTTGTTTGTTGCTGTACCGCCGTAGATGATGTTTGTGCCTGATGTCAATACACCTGCAACAACTGCGTCGATAGAGTCTGCAGCGTTATAAGCGATGATATCAGCAAGTGCTGCATCTACGTCGTTGAATGAAGTTAGGTTTAACTTCTTGGTTGTGGTTACGGCTGAACCGTATTCCTGTAGTGTTACTGTAATCTGATTTGGATTACCAAGAGCGATAGAAGAAACATCTGTTGATTCTGTCAAAGTAGATGTAGCTTGTGCTAAATCTGAGTAGATTGAGAATACAACTGATGAACCTGGCATCGCCTGCTGCACTGGCTTGACATCAGCAAGAGCACGCATAACAGGGATAGAACGTAGTGCCATACGGACATACTGATCATACGCTGTTTGTACGAGGTTGCTGATGGCACTGGTACCAGTGAGCGTACCTGATGGAATTGCCATCTATTTGTGCCTTTCGGTTAGAGTTGGTTTAGAGACCAGAGTTGCGAATTACTTCGTCCAGCTCTTCTCTGCTATTTGCCGATAGAAGTTTTCTCATAATGTCATCTGTTGAATCAGGAGTTAATCCTTGGTCAACAGCACTATTCATCTTCTTGTAGGCATTAGCAGTAGCTGGGTCAACTACTGGTTGTTTATCTTCGACTTGAAATCCGAACACGTCGGCATTATCTTCAAGCCATTTAGACAAAGACTCCTCAGTTGGGTCTAAGTCCTGTGGAATAAACTTGGCAACTTTGCCATTTACTCCACGCGATTCGAGGACATCCTTAATCGCTCGTTCTCTGTTTTGTTTTGAGACTGATTCAAACTGAGACTTAAACTCGTTTAATTCCTTGTCTCTTTGCTTTAGCTGCTTACGCAGTTGTTTAACGAGATCATTATTTGACTCTGATGTGAAATCATCGTCGTCGTCCTCGTATTCGTAATTGGACATTAGTCCATCTCCCATTCTATGTTTGACGTAGGCCACATACTGTTTGGGGTGACGCAGTATGGCTCCCACTACCGGTAATTGATGTCGCTCTAACAGGCCGGTGGTTCTGTTAGCAGGCTTTAATTAGAACGAACCTTGTCGTTCTCTTCCTAGTGCACCTTGTGTGGTTCCAGCTTGACCACCAAATTGTGCTTGTTCTAGCGCTGATAATTTCTTACGCTTCTTTGCAGCCTCTGCTGCACCAGCGGTTCCAAATACTTCTGCTTCTGCAACTGCTTGGTCATAAGCGCCAAGTCCTTGGTTAGCGTAGATATCGCCTAACTTCTCTGCAGTAGGTAGGAACTCACCAATGGTTCCATAACCCTGTTGTGCTTGTGCTTTAGTAACTCCATACTTAGCAAGTTCTTCTGCACGTGCTACATTAGTTGCTAATCCTTGACCAAGTGCGGCACCACCAATTTCTGCAGCGGTAACCTTACGCTTGATATTCTCAAGTGCGTTTGTTGGGTCAAGTGTGTATGCCAAGATATCTGCATTTGTAATATCTGGATAGAATTGCTTCAACGCATTAGTTACGTTAACGTCTGCATTAAGTACACGCTTCTGTGCAGTAGCAATACGATCTTCTAACTCTGCAGCTGATACGTCATTAGCAATAAACTTATTGAAACCAGCCTGAGTACCCATAGCATCTTTTGTGTAGTACGAAGCAGGTAGCCCATAGTTACGCATAATGTTCTGGTACTGGTCCTCAAGACCAATATACTCTGCTGGAGTTAACGCCTTTAAACCTGCTTTAATGCGGTCTTGGTTAGCAGCAAAGCGCTTCTTATAGGCTTCTGTATCTTGCAAACGAATAGCAAATTCTGATGGAGATACGTTCTCTTGAATAAGGCCTTTAATGCCTTCCACTAAAGATTCAAGGCCATACTGCTTAAACTGTGCATAAAGTAAATCATAAGCAGATTTGCGGTCAAGCATCTTTTGTTCTTCTGCTTGTTTTTTATAGAAGTCAGATAAATAATCGCCACTAGATGTAGTTGTAGTATTTTTCTTTTGGTTAGCAGCGTTACGTAAACCTGCAAGTCTTGTTCGCTCATCTACTGCTGGAGTATATGCGGATGCTAATGCTGCTAATCGTTCTTTCTTAGTTACCATTAGTTACCCCATAAATCCGAAGTCTTGTAAGATTTTCATTGTTGCGTTAGACACTTCTTCACGAGCTTGATTGGTGTACTGCCAACGATTATCTTTACGAAGTTGACGTTCAAACTCATAAATAGGAATTTCAGCATCTGCAGTGATAGCACTACGTAGCGTTGGATCATCTAGTGAAATAGTCTGTGGGTTAATCTCTAAAACAGATGCCATAATATTCTTATATGGAGAGTAGATAGTTGATAGGTCTATACCTTGGTCAAGTAACTTAGCTACCTTCTCAGGCATACCAATCTTGGCTACATCACGGATAATCTTCTTAAAGGTGTCAATAGATTCACCCTTATTGATAGCATCAAGCCAGTTAGGTAGTTGGTCACCGAAAGCCTTATTCAAATCAAGACCATTATTAGCGGCAACCTTTATTAACTCATTTACATTCTCGCCAGCTTTGCCTTTGAATACGCCAGTCTTATCTGCACCAAACTTGAACTTGCTATCTATAAATTCCTGCAGAGCAAAAGCATCTTTATCTATCGATTTATCTAACGCCTCTTTAGCGATAGCATCAATCTCATCTGCTTCTAGCGCAGCGCCTGCTTGAGTTGCAAGCATTTTGATTTTGCTACGTAGGTTTGCTAAATCCTTACCATAAGCGGTAGATGATTCAATAGCAGCAATCTTTGCAGCATCACCGGCAGCCGCAGCAATCTTTTTATCGTAGATAGCCTTGTCTTTTTCACGATTTAATACGTCTTTATCGGTGGTTGCTAACTTATCTAACTCTGCCTTTAAGGTCTTATCTTTATTGATAAGGTTCGTTAGGAACTGCTCGCGGTCAATACCACCTGTAGTATCAGCAGTTCTAACACCATTAACTGTTCTATATACAGTCTTAGTAGGATTAGCCTTTTCAGCTTTAATTAGTTCTGCTTTAAATATCTTTAATTCTGCAGCAGTAGCATCTCTACCAAGTAGGCTTTGAAATACCTTGTTAATTTCAGCAGTTGCTTCAGTAGGGCTAAGGACATTTGTAGTCTTTTGAGTTGATGGTCCACCTGCAGCACCGCCAACTACTGGCTTTACGTTATTCTTTAACCACTGCTCAACGCTTTGGTTAATACCTAGACGAGCATTTTCTGTAGCATTTTGCTGTTGTGCCTGAATATAAGCATTAGCAATAGCAATAGATGTTGATTGCTTACCAGTAGTAGGTACGTTAAATCCAGCGTTCTTAAGCATAGTAGCAAGCACTTTACGCTGTGCATCATTGCTATTATAAATAAACTGAGCAATAGGATCAGTGGCACCTTTTCCAGCACTACCTGATTTAAACCCACCAGCATAAGGATCAGGGGTCGGTGATGACATAGATGTCGCTTTTGGCGTTGGCTTTGGTGTTTGTCCTGCCAAGTTAATCTCCCAACAATCCTGAGAACATTACATTGTAAGCATCTTGAGCATTAGGGCTTGTTGCCGCTAATTCTTGTAGTGCTACCTTGGTGTTCTGTTTTAACATATCCTTATATGCGCTAGCTGCTGCTCCGCTACCTACAGCGATATCGCTGTTGTAAACATAAGAGTCGTAGATTTCAGACATTTGCTTTAATACGTCGAATGTCTTTGGTGCAATCTTACGCACTGATGAATCATTCAACATATTCTGCAAATCTTGATAAGCGTTACGACGGTTAATAGCAGTCTCAGCACCACTACTTAGTTCACGCTGTAGCAAAGGACGTACTGCCTTAAACTGCTTAGACCAATCATCCCATTGTTGCTTTAGGTTCTGCTTACTAAAGTCATCATAGGTAACAGCAAGTTCTGCCTCGTAAGCATCCTTTTGGTCATAATAGAACTGCTTATCACGGGCAGTAGAGATATCCTGAAGGAAATTATCTACAGTCTTGCTGTACTTAATGCCTGATTTAAATAGTAAACGGTAAGCATCAAAGTTAAATTCACCCACCTTTGGCATCAAGAATGGTGCACCTTGTGGATACTTCTTTAAGGTTTCGCTATTCTTGCTAATCCAATCAACTGTTGAATCAACAACACGGATTACAGATACCACGTTATCGTCTGATTCAGATATTGTGTATGGCATCTCTTCTGGGAATAGGCGTAGCCAATCACCCATAGCCTTATCTAAATCACCATTGTACTTAGTAACAAGTTGGTTAAATGATTGTTTGAAAGATACGCTCTTATTATCGCGTACCCACTTCTCCATATCAGACTTTAAAGTAACCTGTGGAGATGCCGGTGCAAAGAAACCAAAGATAAAGCGTGTAGCTAATATGCTAACAGTTGCTGCAGAAATCTTATTCTTATAGGCAAGCAACTCTGATTCGCTAGGACGTATCCAAGTCTGGGTCTCTTCATCCCAACGTGGCTTAATTCCGTGACCATTAGCCTCAAGATATGTAGCTGCTTTACGGAAAGCAGAAGCATATTGTGAGTTACGTTCGTTACGATCAAATGCTGCAAGTAAACGATTTATATGTGCAGGGAATATTGCATTAACCATAGGTTGGTCTTGAGCATATGTACCAAGGAATACAGATTCTAATGAATCTAACGCTGGCACTGCTCCAAATACAAACTTCATTGGCACTGCTGCTAATGGACCTGCAAATGTAGGGAACAATGAGTCAGGATTTAACGATGGAGTAAGCATATTCAACTTACCGCCAAACTCAATCGGCATAGGAATCTTAAATGCCTCTGGGAAATCAAATCCGTTAGCAATTCCCTGCATTGTCTGGTACACAGGAGTTAATCCTGGGTAGAAGAAGTATGAATCTCCATTATCATCCTGCTGAACAAAGCCAGAATGTGCAATACCTTCATAAGTTAGTGATGCACGCACCAAAGATTCTGGGTTATAACGCACCATACGTGAAAAACGCTTGTAAAAATCTTCAGTTGCACGATAGAAACGAGCAAAGTTACGTACAGTCATAGCTAATTGGCTACGAACTGCAGGGTTATCTACATATGCAAGTACGCGATTCATCGCTAACTGCTCAGTTAAAGAAACAAGTTCCTTCTTTGCATATACTTCTGCAGCTTTTAACTCTTCGTTAAATAAGCCCTTAGTAAATTGCTCTGTAAAGCGCTGTTCAAAACCTGATTCAGCCATCTCTTTACGAATTTTAATCATTTCGTGTATGACTATTGGCTCACGAGAAAGACGTGCGTTGGCTTCACCCATACTATCCCAAGCCTTATCAGCTAAGGATGCGATAAAGTTACCGCTATCTGCTACCGGAACAAGGGTAGGACCTGAGATATATTCAGGAACAAGGCTTGCATCGCCTGTACCTGGTAGGTCATCAATGGTCAAATTCTTAGATGAGACAACTACATTACCTGCATCATCTGTATAACGGACTTTGCCTAGCAAATCCATATTAATTTCGCCATTACGCTTAGAGAATAGGTTCTTAACTGCCTCATATGCACGCTCTGCGTGGACAGTCTCATTACCACCTACGCTATATAGCTGGAAGCGCTCACGTGCTTTAGGAGATAACTCAGAAAGATACTTACGCATTTCTGCAATAGCAACTTCACGATTATCTAAATGACGTACAGCAATTTTTGCTAACTGATCATTAGATGTAATGCCTAATTGAACCAACCAAGAAATACGACTTTGCTGATTTGCTATTGGATTAAACTGAGTAAATGAACTATCTCCAGTAGCTTGCTTGTATTTAACGCCATTAATTTCTAATTCGCCCATCTTACCGAAACGAGATACGTCATCGGTTACAGATAGATAGCGGTCTCCACCACGAAAAGCGTTCTTGCTTCCTTCGGCTACGCCTCCAAGAGTGGTATCTAAATCGCCATACTTGGCAATTTCAGCAAGATACTCAGCACCTTTTGGGTCTAATTGTTTTCAAGGACTGCTTCTGCTAGCACTTGACGAACCTGAGTTTCATCTTGTGCTGCTGTTAATTTAGCAGCATATTTATTTAATTCATCTTTACGAATAAATTTGTTAATAACACCTAGTTCGCCTGCTTCTGTATCTAATTTAACAGTGCGCTTTAAAGTTTCTCCTGCTGTTTCTCCAGCACCAATACCGCGACCAACGCGTAGACGAGTAGATAAAGCACGGCTACCAACTAAACCAAAGGCTGAACTACCCATTCCTAAGTAGGCCATTAAATCTTCAGTTGCGTTACGAATAACGAAACGAGGACCAGCTAAGGTTGCAATAACCCAACCACCAATTAAATTATCAGCCCATCTTTGATGTGACCAACCAGTTATGCGGTTTAAGATACCTGCTCTTGCAGATACACGATCTAGGTCTGTAATCTTTGGAACTGCAATACCTGATGATAGTTGGTATGGAAATAACGCCATTTGCTGACCATCAAAGCTAGCAGGATTACCAATGTTCTCGCCATTACGTACGATGTCAGGTGCGTACATTTTCTCTAAGCCACGACCAGAAAATTCATCAACGAATTTCTTGCCTTGTACAGATTTACTTACGCCACGAATCTCAGATACAGTATTCCATAGGCCAATAAAGATTTGCTTGCGCTGACCTTCATTACCTGCAGTAAATGCTTCCTGAATAATCTTTGAATGGTAACGACTATTAGCTAGGCGAGCAATTCGGTATATTGTATCAGGTGCATCAAATGAGTTTACGTCAAAGAAACCTTGTGGAAAATAAGGCGTAGTAGTAAACTTACGAGCAAAGCGGTCAATGCGTCCCTGAATCTGATTTACAGAAAAGCGAACAACACCATCTTTTACGTTCTTTAGTTTACCTACTGGCTTTTCAAGTTGTGCAATTTCATCTGCACGAGCAGTTAAACCTGTAGTGATATCTTCATATTGTGGAGTTTTACCATACAAAGCGGTAACAATATCTTGACCAACTTTGTCAATATTAAAAAATTTATTAGCAGTGGTGTATGTAAATACACGAGCACGACGAGCAGCATCCATCTTAGGAATCAACGGAGTTACGCGACCTGGTTGACCTATTAGAATCTTCTGTACGTCAGCGTGATTTGCTAAATAGTTTTTAGCAGTATCAGCGTTCTTAACGCCAGCCTTGATAAACTCATCTACTGCTGCTGGACCAAACTCAGGAGCAAGACGCTTTAGATTTGCAGCGGCTTCAGCGCCAGCCTTAACATCCTTAGCCTTACGTGCTTCGCCTAATTTTTCTAACTCTGCACCATATCGGTTGAAAAAATTAACAACTTGTGGCTTTGCAAATACTTGGTCAACCTTGTTTGCATCTCCAGCAATCTTAAAAAGTGCATAGTTAGCAGCATCGTAGGCTTTCTTAGCTTTACCAAGTGCAAGTGTAGGATCTGCAAATACGCGGTATGAAGCATCAACAAAACCTGAGATACCTTTGTATAAAGGACCTGAGCCTTCTAGGCCACCAGGTAATACTGCATTTGCTACTTCACGACCCGGAGAATACTTAGCTGCTTGAACTGCATCTAAAGTATCTTGGAATAATTTATCTTGACCCTTAGCAGCACGAGATGCAAATACTTTTTCTTCGTCTGTGCCGTTAGCAACAATGTCTGCTAATGAACGGCCTTCTGCAACTTTGATAGCAACATTGGTACGTAGGTCACCAAACTTTGCCTTAGCATTAGTAATGCGAGTAGGGTTAAATACTTGGTCGCCCTTATCATTGGCAATATTCCAAGCATCAATTAAACTTTGAGTACCTTTACCCTGAACAGTTTTATCAGTACGCAAGATTTGATTGGCACGATAAAGACGTGTCATAAAGTCAGAGACTTCATTAAGTGCGCCAAATACAGCGCCACCTGTGTAATGCCAAGCGGTGCTTAATGGGCTACGCTTGTTAGGGTCAGGTAATTCTGTACCGAAAGTTTGCTTTAAAGAGTTCTGCTGGTCTGCAGGTAACTTTGAATAAGCCTGCTGCGCTTGAGTTGCAGGCATATTAGAAAGTTTCTGATGGGTATCAAGTAACTTAATCAAAGAATCAACCTGTTGGTTTTCCTTTGGATTTAAATTAGCTTGAGTAGCAGCAACCTTTAAGTTAGTTTTTGGGTCTGCCACTTGTTACATACCTCGTGCTAAAGCGTTCTGATAAAGGATTGCTACTTCACCTGTCTGATCATAAGGCAACATCTTTGCTAATGTATCTGAAAGTTTTTCGGTAGCTTGTGGTCTACCCATTAAAATATCTGAGCCTGCACCTGGACCCATATCGATACCTGTAGTGATAGGTTCATCTGGTCGCTGTGTTGGTGCGAATAGTGGGGTTACAGATGCTTCTGCAGCATCACGTACTGCAGTTGGTGTAGCGCCTCGAACATCTGGAGACTTAGCCAGTGGAGCGCCTGCTTTAGCTGCGTCATACGCTACGCCATCGCCATAAGCCTGTGATTCATATTGTAAATCTGTACGCTTTGCAAATTTACCAGGACCGGAAACGCCCTGCATAGGATTTACTGAATCCTCAAGCGCCATCTTCGTCCTCCGTAATTTTTTCTAATTCTGTTGAAAAATCTGACCAAACATTATTTAGTTCGGTTTCTCTGTTTGCGTTATAGATAGATAGTTGCATTAACTCTTCTGTAAGTACATCTAACGCTGATGTTAAGTTGTGCAGGAAGCCTGCACCGATTACTAGAAAATCGGCAAGACGTGCCTTGAACCTTATCGCCGCCCTTCTTGCCTTCAACTGGCTTTGACATTGGAGCTGGAGCTTGTGTTCCTTTTTTCATATTGCACCTCCTCTTCTTTATGCCGCGCCGCCGATTGAGGCGAGCAATGATGCAATATCTGGTCGTCCTTGTGCAGCAGAAGGGGCAGGGGCCGCACCGCCAGGTTGTACTGGAGTTGGCTGCGAGGCAGAGACGGGGGCCGCACCTGCACCTAATGCTTGAGGCATAGCCTCTGGTTGTGGAGCTGGCGCAAAGGCCTTCTCTACAATATCTTCAATTAACTGGCCCTTTTGACGGCCCTTGATTACATCTGCAATGCGTGTAATTATTTGTTCAACCGGTTGACCTTGCGCTGCAAGCGTCGGTACCGCCTGTGCATATTGAGCCACAGCAATACGAAGTGCATCTCGCATCTCCTCGATATCAACTTTTTGCTCTTCTTGAGTAATATTAATATCAACTGGAAGTTCACGTCGTACATAATCGCGTGATACAAGTTTATCGCTACGCATCTGTAGAAGTGCAACGATTGCATTGTTTGGATTCATACCAGACATAATGCCGTAGCGAACATCTACTGAGTAATCGCCACCGATATCCTTTGATGGAATATATGACATTGTAAATGGCATACCATCATCGTTACCGCGAATTTCTTTCTTGCGTGAACCAAATACTTTCTCATCTACTTTAAATGCAAGTGAGATAAGTTCTGTAAAGAATAGAGCGAACTGCGCTTGCGCTGCTTTGATTTGTGTATCAAATCCTGCCTGTAGAGCTTGTACACCACGACCTGTAACGACAGAGGCATCAATCTGACCTCCTCGAACTTCTGGGTAACGTGCACCTACACGTAGTTCTCTATCTAGTACACCTGATTCTGTAAAGACACCAGCAGGTAATTCTAGTGGAACACGACGAATTGCTTGTGGGTTTGCAGAACGCATAATTGAATCAGGGCCAAGTGCCAACTCTTGTACGTCTTGTGGAATGGCAATAGGAGCCTGGATGGACTTCTCGGCTGCCTGAATCTGTAGAACAGCAAAGCGTGCCTTAGCAAGCTGTACTGCCAAAATGTCATCGAACTGACCGCGTGCTTCCATATCGATAGATGGTCGCATCTTTACAGATATTAAGCACTCACCGACTGGGTTGGGGGTACGAGATAAAACTAAGTCTTTACGCTCTGGGCAGTAAAGCACATCCTGATCCTTGTCGTGGTAACGAACTAAAGATAGGTAAGGAGAACCTGGTGTGTATAGATTTTTATTTAAAATTTGATTAGCGTGTTCTGGAAACATTGCAGCAAGAGCGTCAGCATCCATACCCACAATCTGAGTTAAAGATAGGCAACGACCGAAACGGTCAATCTCAGGATAGGCACCGAATGGATTGATTAATGAAATAGTAGGTTCATTGTTTTCATAATCCATATCAATACGGCCAATTAATGTACCGTAGGTGTTATACCAGTCAGCGCCGGTATACATCTGCACTTGTAATTTACTTCTATCTACATAGTAGTTAGCAATACGGGTACGCTTATCTGCCGCCTTGCGTGCAGAATCAGAGACCATATTAGATGCAGAGCAGTTAAATGCAGGCAGTGGTGCCATAGCCTCAGCTAAGTCACGTGCTGCCACGTCAATAGTATTTGCAACAAGTGGCTTAGGATATTCTTCTGAGAACGAACATAGAAGGATAAACCTTTGAGATGTCTCCCTGACGAACCGAAAGTACATCGCGCATACGACCGTCACGAGAAGCGTAACGTGTCTGTAGGCGAGCTACCTTAGCGGTAATCTCTTTAATATTCAAAGCCATTATTTAATTTCCTTAAATTAGAAACCCTGGTCGGTTTGGCCAGATACGTTTGTTGGCCATTCAACCTTGTCCATACGTGCTGCTTCTGCCTTACCTGCTGCATACTTTGATTCAACCATAGGATTAACCTGTGGGGTCATAACCGCAGGGCGGTCAATGTATTCTTCTTCGCCCTCTTTATTTACTTTGTAGCTTGGTGTGATTGCCATTATCTTTTCCTTTGTTAGACGAAATACTTGTTCTCTTGTGCGAGCATCTCGTCGAGATTTACGACAACTCGCTTGCTTAGTTCTCCCCTAGTTAAAAACGGATTACGTAGATGGCTCTTTGCGTATTGACCATTATTTAACATCTCGCGTGCTCTAATCTCGCAGAACCAAAGGGCCATCACCATATCGGTCTTACCCTTTGTGGTAGGAGACCAGGTGATTAACTGCTCAACTAGCGCTTTGACATTCTCTGTTTGATCACTAGGTAGATGTATTAAGTTGTCGCGGTGGTGCTTACCGTCTGCTTGCTTTGTACCAAACAAGGTAGACATAGATGCCACACCGAATCCTGCATCCCATTTATTATTACCAGTATGGTGTTCACGCAAGTAGATACCGCGTGTATTAAGATGCTGACGAATACCTTCGTCTTGGGTAAGAAAAGCCTGGAAGGCGTTCTTCTCTACTATCCATTCAGCCGGTTTATAAATCGAAGTCCAGTTGAATATAAGGTCTCTAATAGCTTGTGGAGATGGACGCGTAATTTTAGTCGCATCGAGTATATAGCGCTTATGGCTATTGCGGTCAATAGCATAACAAACGGCGGCAGTATCTCCAACGATTGCAGGGTCAAGGCCGCAGACAATAGTATAATTATGAAGATCCTTGGGATGTCCTGGTGCGTCTGCATTAATGGGTCCTGACTTTCTCATTCCGTCAATGGAACCCCTGACACATACCGGGTCAAATATTGCATCATCAGATACATCTTGTTGTTGGTAAACAAGCGCCCAAGTTACACTATCCATAGCTTGGCGTTCATTAAAAAGATGTTTGCCATTCCACCTTGGGTAGAGGCCGTACTCATCTTTATCGTCCTCAGTCTGACCATCAAAAGGCTGATCAGAGTAAGGCCAAAGTGTTTCCCACTTCTCAGGATTCTCATCTGCTTGCCATAATGCAGGCATTGCCAGATAGGTCCAAGGAACGATACCGCCTGGGTACCTATCGGGATTCCGTAATTCTTTGTAAAGGTCCACGCTAGCTACACGTGTACCAATAACAATGAGTTTACCTGTTGGGTTTAAGCGGCTTCTAACGTCCTGCGTGAGCCAGCGTATTTGTTTTTCAAATTCATTTGCGTTCTTTAAAGTAACCGCGTCATCTACGATAATCATATCTGCACGCTTACCATAGATCTGACCGCCGATACCGACAGCTTCGATGTTCGGGTCTTTCTCACTGGATTCACGTAGTTCTTCGGGTCTTTCTCACTGGATTCACGTAGTTCGTTACCAAAGGTAACGCGGGTGGCGGTCCAGGTAGCAGACTTAGAATTAAAGCCAACGCCTGCAGCGTAGGCATCCTGTAGCTCCTGATACATCGGGTGGGTCAGGCGCTGCTTAATTGCGTATAGGAAGTCTGCTGCTAACTGTTGGGTCTGAGAGACTATAAGTACACGAAAGTTAGGATTCTGTACAATCTTCCAAGTGACATAATCAACCGTAATCGAAATCGACTTGGCGTGGTTTGGTGGAATATTGATAAGGATGCGGTTTGAGGCAACGCCCTTTTCATACTTCATCGATGGGTGTAGCCAAGCGGGATCTCTACCTTCGATAACATCCACCAAGTTCTGCTGGTGGGCGAAGGTCTTTCTATGTAGGAAGCGTTCACAGAAATCGCCGTAGCTGATATCGTGGACATCCGCGTCCTTGAAATTTTTAGTTTTAGCGCCAAGACGGGCGCGGTCCACCATCGCCGCGAAATTCTTATCGGAGGTGCGATAGTAGTGGTAAGTCTTATCAGACTTTCCGGCTTGGGCGCAAGCCTTCTCAACGGTCATACCTTCAGCGAGGCACTGAAGTATGACGCGTTTTGCTAGGTCTGAACTTTTCTCTGCCATAAATTCCTAATGTAATGGGCGACACTTTTAGGTCGCCCGTAATCGGTTCCTACATTCGTAGGATACTTAATGGGGAAGAAGTGGCACTTTAGAAATGGTACCCTAAGGTTTGTTAAAACGGTACCATAACAAATAGGCGAAATGTAAATGGAGCCTATATTTATAGTGGGATCTGATATATCAGCCCACCTAGCTGTATATAGAGTACTCCCCGCCATTAGTTGTATTGAGAGTATGTTATCGCTACGCCCTAGGGGGCTTCGCTAAGTGATAACCTGAGGTTATATTGAAGCAGAGGATATATAACCTCTCAATATATACTAAGGCAGGGAAAATGGTCATTTTCTCGTTTTAGCGGTGTGACGTTGGTCATAGTATATAAAACCGCAGGTCAGAGCAGTATTTAGATCTGAAAACTAGAGTTTAGCAAATATATTTTTTGAGGGTACATACTATACACACATACAGATATTAACAATGGGGGGTCGCGTTTTTTGCGTGAGAGCGCGGTTTTGGAGAGCGTTTTCCCCTGCCTGTGGATAACTTGTGGATAAGAAAAGGGAATTGGGCGGACTAACCCAACGGCGGATATACGAAACTAAAGTGTTACCTAATTTAATAACCTGCTATCAAGCCAGCTACCTAACCGGATAACCAGCTACCTAACTAACCAGCTCTACCGGTAGCCAGCTCTCTATCTATCTACCAGCTACCAGCTCTGCCAGCTATCGGCTACCAGCTCCTTGCCTATCTGATAGCTCTATCCCTGCCGGCTATCTGCCCGCGATCGCGGGAATATCTACTCTCCAATAGCTCACCGGACACGCTCTAATTGAACTAATAAAGCTACTTGAAAATAGGGGAGATTACGCTATACCATTAACCCGTGAGCTAACCGGCTCACCTAATGAAAGGTTATTCAAATGTCTATTCAAATGCCAATTCTCGTTGATGTTCAATGCGCTAATTGTGGCGAAATTGACCAGGCTTATTGGGGCGCTTATGGAGCTGAAAGCTCTTGCCCTGTATGCGATAGCGCTCCTAGTGATTTATTTCGTATTAACTAAGATGACCGAATTAGAAATCTTACGCGCCGAATATGATCGCGCTCTTTACTATCCGCTATTTGATAATCCTGCCCGCTATTGCGTGCTACTTGATTTAATTACTGACCGCATTAACCAATTAACTGAGGAGAATAACTAAATGAATACTAAACTAAAATTTGAGTGCTCTTGCAATGGGTGCCGTAACTATCCGACACAGCCGGCTCAGATATGGCACGAAAGCCAGATACCTAGCAAGGAGCAGGGCACCTATTTCTTTACTAAAGAGGCGATGAGGTTCTTTAGCTCTCGCATTGTAGATTTTAAGCGCGTAGAAAATAACGCTATTAAGGAGCGCGATAGTCTTTCCGTTATCGTATCAAGTAAGCACGGCTATGACGGAGCTACTCGCTACTATGAGATAGTTATGTTATGCGCTTACGGCACAATAAACCGGCACGGCTCTAGTTTTGAGAGCTTACGCCTAGCCCGTAAGAATTGGGACAGCTCTATCGCTAGCTTTCCGGCCTGCGAGTGCCACGGGTGCCAGATAGACAGGGCAGGCCGTAACTAATGACTTTAAACCGGCTAATTACCTCACTAATTCAGATCGCTTTATGGCTCCCGATTATCTACGGGATACGCCTAGAGATTAAGTCTCGTAAGCGTTAAGGTGTATAGTCCGCCACCGGTGCGCCGGTGGCGTGGCTATATCTCTTAAACTAAGAGAGAGCCGGCAAGAGCCGGCAGATAGTAAAGGTAGAAAAATGAAACTAATTAAAGATAACGCTAGCGCTTGGGAAACCTACCGCGTGGCAGAATTTCCTAATTGGGGAATTGAAAAGATAGATAGAGGCGCTTGGTATATCTTTCGCCAATGGGGAAAAGAGCGTTTTTATATTTACCGGAATATAGACCCTTATGGCAGGGGCGTAGGCAAGGATAAAGCTATTGCCTATCTTAAAGAGTTAATCGCGGAACACCGCGCTAATATCATAGTGAGCGCCTAATGATTACACTAATTCTAGCTACCTGCGCCGGCCTCGCCGGCGTAGGTATTGCATTAAGTTTTGATCCCATTACACAAGAGAAAGAGAGCGAGAGCAAGAGATGAGCATAACCATAAAGCTACCTAAAGAGCCTAATAAAGAGCAAATTTTAGCGATACTAGACGCTTGGATAGACGGGCTAGAGCGTGGATACACGCTTACAATTAACGAGATAGAGAGCGAGAGCGAGCTATGTTAAAAGATAATAAAACCTGCGTAACCGATAATTGTTTTAATGATAAAGAATATGGCGATACGATTACCTATTGGAAAGACCAATGGGGCAATCTGCGATTTAATGCGCCTATGTTAGAGCTATGCGTATTTTGTAGAATAGAAAGTGAGAGAGCGTGAGCGAGCAAGCGATACAAACGGAAATTAACCGCATTTATGAGGCTAACTTTAGCCATATTGACTTTATGGACAATATGGGCGGAGAGTGCGAGTGCGCTATCCATAAACAGATTATTGACCTATGCCTATCCATAGGCTTTGATCCTAGAGAGAGCGGGCTATGAGCCACACACATATAACCGGAGAATTTACTTACCGATATGATGTCGATTATGGAGAGTATCAAACTTTCGAGGACATAATTAGGTCAGCTACTTGCAGAAAACAGCTACTTGCAGAAAATGCGGGCAGGTAATAGTTTAATAGCCGGCGCGACTATGCTAGCTAGGTCATTGACTTAGATAGGGTAGTCTGCCTACTATTGGATAGTGGGAGAGAGCGAGCAAGTAGCTCGCTTAGTAACGAAAGGTAAATAATGAAAGTATATAAAGTTACTAAGGTTGAAACCTATTATGTAGCTGGAGAAAATAAAGCGGAAGCTGAAATGCAAGTTACTCATTTCAATAATGCGCCTAAGAGCGTGGAATATGTAACTGATGAGGTGAATAACTAATGACTAAATACATTGTAGATATAAAGGTAAAGGGTAATCTACGCACCTTTATTGAACACGATAGCGCAGAGGAAGCTATCGAAGCGGTTAAAACTGAAATGCTAACTAACCTACCGGAAGAGCTTGGCGATTTCGTAATTGAATTAAATGGTTTTAGCAACGCAGAAGCGACAGAGAGCGAGGATCAGGACTAATGAAAGTAGCATATATTAAAGAGTTATTAGCACAATACTCTGATGATGATGACTTAATGGTGGCTTGGAACGACCGGACACAATTTGAATATGTGTTAGATAACGAGCTACCTCTTGAAATATGGACAGAAGCGGTCAGAGTTTTCGATCGTGCCGACCTGCAAGACTTTAATGATGAGTGCCATAGTATCGTGGTGGTAGCAAAGGATAAGGTGCAAGGTAATGAGTAAATTGCATACGCGTTGCGGGGAAGCTATCTCATTTGATGAGGTAACCGCTGGCTATTACGCACAATGTCCTAATTGTGATGAGGACTTATATTCATTTGAAACTGAGGAGGTGAGCAAGTGAGCGTAATTGAATTACCGGCAGGGTTTAAGTTTGAATTTTTAGACGCACAAGTAGAGGACGATAACCAACAAGACGCTAGCTTCTATGTCGGTTACGATAATTTAATCGCAGAAATTACCGGTAACGGAAAGAGGTTTCAGGTTTTCTGTGTAGGTGAAATGCGTATTCTCTATAAGGACGAGATATATAGAAGTGCTAATCACCTAATGAAAGACGCACAGATTACGACAGATAAGCAACTCTACGATCTACAAGATAGTCAAGAGCTGGAGTTTATTAACAATGCTTGGTTTGAGTTTTCAAATGTAGATGATATAGATGATTACTCAGAGCCATTACACGGGGCTAAAGAGGCAGTATTAGAGGCAATAAAGGAGATGAGCAAATGAGCAAAGAGATACCGGTAGAAGTCTATGAGCAGTTATATAAGTCCAATAGAGAGCTACTTAATGATGAGTTAGATAGCGTTGATATTGATTTTAATAAGGTCTATATGCGCTTTAATCGTATGATGAGTGCGCTTGAATATGTGGAGCAATATAAGCTGGAGCAAGCGAGGAGACATAAACTATGAACGAGTATCTAAATAACCATAATGAGAGAGAGCATAACTTTCATACTGACTATAACGATAGCGGTTTTGATATCTGTATTGAGTGCGATCTTATCCGTAGAACCGGTGGCTTACTTAATTGGGAAGAGAGCGAGCTAGTAACCGGTGATGTATTTATGAAAGAGAGGGCAGATAAATGACCCTATGCTTAGAGTGTGATCGCTGGTATGCCGGCAGTTATTGGGCGCATATTTACTTTGCCCACAAAGAGGCTATGCGAGGACATCGCTACCGGCAGGGTAGTAATCAACGAAGAGGGAGAGGTCCGGACTATTGCTATCACGCCACGCAAGGTGGCAGAGTGTGGCACTAGGTCCGGATATAAGCGCCATAGGGCGAACAATGAGGAAGCGTGCGCTGAGTGTAAGAGCGCACAAAACGAGGCAGTAAAAAAATATAATCAGAGAAAGAGAGCAAGTTAATGAACGATATACAAGAGTATGAGTTACGCACACGACTAACGCATAGCGAACAAGTTGAGCGATTTGGTTGGTGCATTTGTGAGGGTGGTCAAGGACATATATCAGAGGGGTGCAACAATGGGTAATATAGTGAGCTGGATACCAAAGCCTAGTAATCGTATCGTGATGTATGAGGTATTGGGTGAGAAAGATAAGAGTGAGTTTGGATCAGAGAGCGTTCTCGAAACGCTTGCTTGGTTTAATCGTAACCCTATCGGTAAGCGGATAGTAGTAACTAATTGGTTTGCTGATGATGAGGACGCAAGCCCGATAGGTGAGAGCATAGATGTAACTGCGCTGGTGCTTGCCTCTATCGCTAGTGGGAGAGGGCGAGCGTGAGAGAGCAGTTTCCAATAAACCGAAAATATATTGACCTAAATGAAAAGGCTTTTTTTGAGTGGTGGAAAAAGGTGCAAGGCAGAGAGCATAGATACACTTTGCGTATGGCATTTGACGCTGGCTATGAGGCAGCTATGAAAGAGAGGGAGAGCAAGTGAGCGTATTAGCTGTATTTGCTGTTATTGCGGTAGTATGGGTCATTATTGTAGTAGGAGAACTGCGTGACTGATGAGCTAAAGAGGAAGATAGCAGCTGCCGAGAATATGGCAGTGCGCCAACGTAACTACCGCAGAGCAAGAGATCGAGCGTTAGCTCGCTTGGCTCAGGCACATAGAGGAGAGTATCTTGAACTTCTGGCAAAAGAAAAAGAAGCAGATGAGCAGGAGGGCAAGAGGTGGCATTACCATTCTAATAATGATGTTGATTTGTGGTCTCTTGTTACCGGTAAAGCAGGTAAGAGTAGAAGAGATACCGCAGATATTTCACAAGACAAAGGCGACAATGAATGAAAAGAAACGTAATAAGAGTATCGCACTCGAGTATAGTCGTATCGCTTTCGGATATACGGCAAGAGAGAGAGCGTGCTTGCTCGCCCTTTGGACCCGTGAGAGCAGGTTTGACCAGCTCGCAGATAACCCAACATCAACAGCTTTCGGAATTGCTCAGTTGCTTGGAGAGAAAAGTAGAGATCCTGCAATCCAAATTCTTAGAGGACTTCGCTACATCGAGACACGATACGGAGAACGAGGTGCTTGTACCGCTTTACGTCACTCCGATAGACACGGATGGTACTGATGAAACTGCTTGACCTTTACTGCAAAGCTGGTGGTGCAAGCGTAGGCTACAAACGTGCTGGCTTTGATGAGGTGGTGGGCGTGGATATCAAGAAGCAGAAGCGATATCCATATGAGTTTATACAGGCTGACGCTTTGGAAGTTTTAGAAGATAAAGAGTTTCTTGCTAAGTTTGATGTGATACACGCAAGCCCACCTTGCCAAACGCATAGTGCTACAAGACACCTACGTAATGCACAAGGTAAATCAACCGACAAGGTTGATCTCATTCCACAAACTAGAGATGGACTGAGGAAGTGGGCAGCTGCAAACACCGGTGGTTACTATGTAATAGAGAACGTACCGGGCGCACCACTTATTGACCCTATTCAAATCTGTGGTTCATCTTTTAATTTAAAGGTAAGGCGACATAGATTATTTGAAAGCAACTTTGAATTAAAGGGAACTATCTGTGATCATAAAGCACAAGGTAGACCGGTGGGTATTTATGGTTCTATGCGTGATGAGATACCTGGCGGTGGTCATACCGCTAAGAGTATAGAGCAAGCACGTGAGGCTATGGGTATTGATTGGATGATATGGGGAGAGTTAGTGGAAGCTATCCCACCTACCTATGGTGAATGGATTGGCAAACAGATACTTGGTGTGATAGAGTAAGAGAGTTCTCCTAATGAACAGGGTGCAGTAAACTGCACCCGATAGATGCAATTTATTGCATCAACAAACCCCTACCGGTTATACCTTTCCTGGTAGGGGTTTTCTTATGCCAATCTTTTGTTAATCATCTCGCAGTATTCGGCGCTGATTTCACTACCAATCCACCTGCGATTTAATTGTTTAGCTACATACGCAGTGGTGCCCGAACCCATAAACGGATCGTAAATTAAATCATTCTCTTTAGACCAACTAATAATGTGGTCGTGAGCGAGAGCTTCAGGAAATGGAGCAGGATGTTTCCATCCATTAAAAGATGTAGTGTATTTCCAAATGTTATTACGTGGTGAGAAGTCAGGCACTGGGTTCTTTAACTTACCAGAGAAGTCTTTATGTCCAGCCCATTTGTTAGGCTTATCGCATATAAGTTGAGTAGGAACTTTGCCCTTGGCAAAGACAAACATATACTCAAATATCTGTGTGTATCTATTACCATTAGCACGAGCAGGATAGGCAGGGCTATTCTTCTCATAAATCATAGTGTCGTGTAACTTAAAGCCAAGCTCTTTGAAATAGAGCGCTTGTTTAAAACTGCTACCACTTTCACTGCCGTTAATGACAGCATCACCTACCACCCATACCAACATACCATTAGGTTTGGTTACACGATATAGTTCTTTGGCTATAGTTTCAAAGTCAAACGAGTAACCATTGTATTCACGTAGGTTATCGTAAGGTGGAGAGGTAAGTGTTAGGTCTATGTATCCATCTGGCATACCTGCCATAGTGGTAAGACAATCTATGTATCCATCTGGCATACCTGCCATAGTGGTAAGACAATCTTCATTGTGTATCATTTATCCGTAGAATACCAGCCACGTCCACGAAACTCAATAGCAGGAGCGCTCCATACCCTACTCATAGTAGCGTGGCAGTCCATACAAATAGGAGCACGCTCCTCTTCAGTAATACTACGCTCAACTTCTAGTTCACTATTACATTGGTTACACTTGTATTGGTATCTCATAGTTGCTTGCCATCCTTGATGTGTAAGTAACCAACAACCTTAGTCTTATTACCACGATAGTTAAACTCTGTATTCTGAGGAAGCCAACGATCTTCCCACTCAGGTTCAGGCATAACGTTTAAATCAAATGACCATACACCCTCTGGTGTAGAGTTTATATAGGCAGGTTTCATACCAAGAAACTTGGCAGCTGCAACGATAGCCTCATACTTTATCTTCTCAATAATCAAATCGTCATAATGTTTGTTACGTGACTTGAGTTCTATATATAACTTATCCTTTGCGCTAGTGCAATCAAAGGTAGCAAACTTAGATTCAGACTTCTCTAAGTCTGGGTAGTAGAACTCTTTGAGGAACTCAAATAACTCTGGTTCTTTTAATACCATACGTTTTCGCCACCTAAGTTATCTTGTAACTTAGTCATAGCGTTAGCCACTCTACGATCAGCGGTAGAGATAGATACTTCTAGGAACTGAGCTAACTGATTAAGTGTCCACTCATCAAAGTAACGCTTCTCTAATACATCCCTATCCTCTAGGTCCAGCAGTTGGTAGGCCTTCTTAATATCAATTAAGATAGCAAGAAAGTTACCTGATTCAGCCGGAGCAGAAGGTTTCTTCGGCTGACCATCATCTACCAACTGCTGACCTTGCTCAAGGGGCGAGCCTTTTAGGATAGAGGAGATAACAAATGGAAGTAATTGTGCGATGGTAGTGGTCTCATAAAAGGCTTCATCACCTATCTGATAACCAACCTTAGTTGCCTTTTCTTTTCTAGCGTAGCGCTCTGCAACTCTTTTAATCTGCCAACCAATCTTGCGTTCATTCTGTACACGCACTTCAGGGTTGGGTTCATCTAGTAATTCTCTAAACTTTGTATGCTTACTTGCTGCAAATAGGTAACACTCTTGTCTTACATCTGCCTCATCTACAAACCTATGAAACCTACGAGCTATAACTCTAGCAACGCTTGGCACAATATCATAGAGCGCCGGATGTAAGTCAGTCACTTTTACCTCTTGCAATAGCAGCGCAATCTAAAATAACTTGCCAAATAATATGGTCTACTTCGTCTATTGGTGGCGGATTTAACAATGCTTCAATCTCTTGTGCTATTTGCTCACGCAATTCTTTTTCATTCACAATCAGGACCGCTATCAGATGTGGGCCAGTGTCCATCTATAACTAATAGGGCAATAGCTGAGTAGTTCATAAGATCAAGGAATGAATCGCGTAACGATTCGTGCTCAGGGTTTTTATACTTAGCGTTATCTATTAGGTGGTTAATACGTGCAGTCTTATCGTGCATACGTACACGTAACCCATTAAGCGCACCGCCCGGTGCGTTAGCTATATTTAGTGGGCCATAATCTGCGTGCTTAGATAGCAAGATACTCTGTGCTTCAAGGTAGGTTTTCATTACCTTACTCTCAAAGGTATCGCTTGATAGTTTGTTAACCTGCATAGTGCTAATGGTATGTAAAGACTTTGTTTCCTTGCATCCATAGCAGTATTTCTTTCGATAATCAAAATGGTCTACATAAGCAACATCATCAATTTCATATCCACAATTAAAACATATCACTTGCAACCCCAAATAATCTTCTCGTCTCGTCATATCCGTTTTGTAGGTAATAGTCCGTTATGTCTAAACCTGCAGGTAAGGATACTATAGTTGCGTTAATCACCTCACTTGCGACACGCCGAGCAAACTCTTGTCCTGGGTTAGTTCCATCTTCTTTGATGTCATTATCTCCAGCAACATAAACCATATCGTAACCATTAAGTAATCGTGGATAGTGCTGCTTCCAAGCAGCTACACCCGGACAACCAACTGCAGGTAGACCAAGTACACCTGATACCACGATGGTATCTAACTCACCCTCGCAAACTACAATGCGTGCACTACGTTTAGTAATATCAGATACGTTATAGAGATGACTGACTTGGCCAAGTGGTGAACCATACTTAGGTTTAGCATCATCTAATCTACGAAACTTAAAGCCTACGCACTTACCTAACGCAGTGATATATGGAATAGATAACCAACCAGTATGGTGTTCGTGACCAGGCAGCGCATCAACAACTGTACCTAATGAGAATAACGCAGCTACCTCTTCAGATATTCCACGAGCGTTTAGATAATTTAGCGTTGCCTCGTCTATCCGATCCGCGTAACGATTGGCCGCTTCCAGCAAGGATTTCGTGTGCTCGCTTGAGTGCATCTCTAAACTCCAACTCCTCTTTAATCATAATTATATTTACTGCGTTGCCACCTTTACCGCAAGTATGGCAGTAATAAAGGTTGTCGTATGAGTTGATAACAGCACTGGCCCTACTATCGTTATGCAATACACACTTAACCGGTGCAGCTTTACCATCTTTTACTTCGCCCCCGTAGTAAGAAACGACTGCCTTTATGGAGACTGCGTTTGCATCAGAGGAGCCTTGCCCTCTTTTGCCTGAACGTGGCCTTTGCCAACCTTGTGCTGACACGTGCAATCCCCCTCGCATTGAGCGTGCAGTACGCCAGCACTACCGGTATCACCAATAGAGTTAGCCATACCTGCACCACTACACATCTTACAAATCATTCGCTATCCTTTTTTGGTTCTTCTTTCTTAGGTTCATTAGGGTTAACTGGCCCCTCTGATGTACTGATTATTCCCTCTGGTGTTGGCATTACTTCCTCTCTTCTAACCACTGATCAAGTGATTGTATTACCCACGTTTGGTTTATCCCCTTACGCTTACGCTTCCATAAGACGTAGTGGAAAGGTGTCTTAGTATTCCTAGCCTTTGCATAGTTAGTTGCTTCTACCTCTATCTGATTCCAGAAGTTATCTAGTTCTAATTTAGCTGTGTTCTTACATTCAAATAGGTAAGTCTCACCTGCAACGATAACTACGACATCACCCTCATCGTCCTTACCTGCAAGGCGCAGACGCTCTGCGTTGAAGCCTAACTTTCTAAACCATTTGATGATATCCAGTTCAAAGGTAGCACCCTTAGTCTTATTGTACTTCGGACTGCTCATCTAACTTTACTTTGTTAACCTTGTAACGTAGCTGACCATCTTGTTCTTCCACCTGTACAATACCGGACTCGATAAGTAGGCTAGCGAAACCAGCAAAATCATCTTCCAACTTTTTAATTTTATTCTTGACATAGTTCAATTCCGTTTCGTGCTTCATCCTAGTAAGTCAACCGCCTCTGCTATTCCTTGTTCTAATGTTATCTTAGGTGTATAAAATTCTAAGAGCTTAGTGTTATCCGACACTCGGTGCATACAACCAACTGGCTTATCAGGTCTAGTTACAATCTCACCTTTGTATCCCACTTCTTTCATACACATCTCTGCCAACTCAATAAATGAAGTAGCACGACCAGTTCCTAAATTAATAGGACCAGTAATGTTCTCATATACTGCAGTCATAACTGCATTGACTACATCTTTCATATGGATAAAATCTCTTGTCTGTGTGCCTGGACCCCATACTTCAAATGGATTTTGCTCTGCAAGCGCACGTTCGACATACATTGGGAACGGATATGTCAGGTCTTGATCCCATCCATAGCCAGAAAATGGTCTAAAAATATGGACATTTGGGACAAATTGGGCAAGAAATTCACCTGTTAACTTGCTCCAACCATAGGTCATATCAGGTAACTTGATTTCAGTTAGGTTGATATCAGATTCCTTTAATGGTCTTTCAACAAAATGTTTTGATTGCAAGTAAACTGGATACGCAGCACTAGATGAGAAGTATACAATCTTGTGTGGCTTAGTCTTTAAGCACCATTGAAAGAACTCTGAATCGATAGATAGATTATCGGCAACTGCCATAGGTCTACCCTCAATAGATTCTCTACCACCTACGATAGCAGCTAAGTGGATAACAAGATCATATTGCTTATCTTCTTTCTTAAAGAAGTCTCTGCAATCTGTACCTGTCTTAATATCAATGCCAGTTACGTTATGACCATCAAAATTATCTCTAAAGTATTTACCAACAAATCCCTCACTGCCCGTGATTAATACGTCCATCATTCCCCCAGTCATACATATACGTTACGTGTCCTGTCTCTTGTATTGCCATATCTCTATCGCCTTGATAGACATAGACATCGTTCTCATCTACAGCGCAACCAATATGGCATAGCGTAGATAGACGCTTGCGCTTAATCCATCTTACTTCACTTGGTGGTTCAGCTTTAATATTGTAATACTCATCGTGGATGAGGCAGTCATTCATAACGTGTGGATAGATAGCAGTTTTTAGAAAGTCTTGGTCTGCCATATAAGTATTTTCAAAGTTTTGTGATAGCAACATTCTACGCATAAGGTTTCCATAAGCCTGTGTTTTCATAGCAAACATACCGGCACTGATAACGTAGTTATGACCAGTCGGATGATCCCTAATGATATGAAAGTTAAAGTTACTATCCATAAATTCCTGGTGTGCCTCAGCTTCACGAAGTGAAAGCCTTGAATCTACATCCCTAGATAGCACCACATCTACATCTGTATCTATGCACGCCATAAAGCGCCACGTCCTAGAGATACTATTTTCTACATCATCTACTCTAATTAACTCTACATCTGGAAAGGTAAGCAAGGTAGATAGCACCCATCTAGGTACGCTCTTGCCATAGTAATACCTAGATGTAAAGCCAGGAAAGAATCTCTGTGCCAACTCTGCGTTCTTGATAGCGCCAACAAGAAAGCGCATTTCAGTTCCGTAAAGTGAATAAGAGATTACTTGTTTCATAGTCCGAGTGCTGTTGTAATCTTCTCTAGTTCGCCTGCAAAGTCCTCTTCCATATAGCGATGCAACTCCATACGATCTGCATTAGCTACCTCGTTAGAGTTTGCTTCACGATACTGCTCATCCCATTCAACCTTACCGGCTACAGGATGCAAGTGTTCAATGATTACGTTATCAAAATACCACAAGGTACCAAGACGTTGACCAAGAATCATCCAGTAGTTATCCATATATAGATGCACCAACTTAGGCGGTGCCATATAACCTACTGCCTTAATGATGTTAGTAGACATCATTACTGCTGTAGCTAACTGATGCTTCTGTAATAGGTCATTGCCATAAGCCAAACCATAACCCTTATGTTTAATAGCCTTAGTTAAATACTCATCCCAACTAGGTGTCTGCACCAAATGGTCATCACCTAGAAAGAAGATAGTCTCATACTTATCTGCATACTTATTAGCAACTAGGTTCAGTGTGCCATTCATACGCAGTCTTGGGTTCACCTCATAGGTAACACCATCTAAGCGTGGGTATAAATCTGATTGGTCATCATCAATAGCGATAACAAAATCTGACATTACGCTATGTTCTTTTAAAGCGTTGATGCAACGCTCTGCATTATCTGGTCTACTTCTAGTAGGCAGAATAACTAGGTTGGTGTTCATTGATATAAAGCCCCTTGATCGAACTGCTTAAATATGTGGTTGTTTAAATTCATATCTGTAATCTGGCAAGCTGCGTAGTTAGTATCTAGTTGCGTATAGTCTCTACCATCAGCCTGATGTGGACCGAAGCGATTCTTAACTGATGCAACTTTAAGTAACTTACCCATAGGGTCATAGCCTAGCGTAAGAATTAACGCAGGTAGTTGCGCCACCTTACCTTGAATTGCTCTGCGTGGCGCTGGCTCTGTGCCATTACCATACTCACTTGCCTCTGATACGTGGTGTAGCACTAAGACGCAAGCCTCTGTACTACGAGCCATATCGTGCAACTCCATCATAATTGCACGAAGTCCGGCCCATTCGTTGTCAGTCTCAGCTGCAACATTCATTAGGTTATCTACTACTATTAATTCAGGAGCAACTCCATAAAGTTCTATGTATGCCTTGACTTCTAACTCAATATCATCTAGTGATGGAGATGAATCGAATACCCACTGAATGTGTTTAATCTTCTCGAAGTATTCGTCATAGTATCTACTACTATTATTAAGGTTAGATTCAACTGTCACTTGTGAGTGACCTGATATATGTGCTGCTGCACGGATCATCACCGTCGTTATGTCCGTATCTGCAGAAAAGAATAGGGTTGGTCTAGCTGCTTGTATTGCATAGACAAGAGCAAACATAGACTTACCTGCATTGGGAGCAGCTGCCACCATACAGACTTGTCCACGTCTGAAGCGTATTGACTTCTCTTTAAGTGCTTTCCAAACATCAGGCAGAGGTGTTGCTTTGGTATTAGCACCACTCCAAGCCCTAGTTAAACTAAGCACTTTGCCTCTTTCTCTTTACTCTAATACGTTGACGTTCTTTCGAGGTTAGACCACCCCAGATACCAAACATCTCGTTATTGATTCCCCACTCTAAACATTCTTCTTTATGGGTGCACGAATGACATAGACGTTTAGCCATTTGTATCTCTCGTGAATCTTCTGCCTTATCTGGAAACCAGAAGTCACTTCCTACTTCAGCACAAGCGGGCTCCTCATACCACCAGGGCCCACGCATAGGTTATCGAACCCAGATAGTTTGGCACTTGTCTGTTGCACCCTTTGGTGCAGCACACATCCAGCCCTTCCAAGGACCCTTAGCGCTTACGCCCTCTTTGTATGACATCGATCCGTGCTTACATACCTTATCGCTAGAGATTTCGGTAGCACCTAGTTGCACCTTTGCATTAGCAAGGTTAGCTGCAGGTGTGGTATTAGCACCAAGCTGTGCAGCAGTAGCAGTAATTAGTGTTGATAAATCTCCAATAGATGTAAGTAATGCTTCAAGATGTGTTTGGTCCATCGCATATACATTAACAAGTGTGCCATCAGGCAACTTGTAATTTACCTGCAAAGCCGTTGATTCCGGTGCAGCCATTTAGTTTCCTCCAGTTTGTTTGATAGTTAATCTTTGTGATTCCTTACCCTCTTTGTATGGTATCTCTATCCCATTTAACTCAAGGGCTTTGGTATCTACAGTCTTACGTCCTGCAACAGTGGTCCAGTTAATTGCTAGACCTGATTGGGTCACTCCAAGTAGACCCGCAAGTGAATCTTTTAAACCCTCTTGCTTCTCTTCCAGTTCTTTAATTTGCTGACCCAGTTGCAGATAAAGCAAGGCCGCCTTATCTGCATCTGGATCCGCTATTAAATTTTCCTCAACTACTTTGCCATCTTTTTTTTTAAGTCCTACGCAGCCAAGTTCCCCACTAGCGTCGTAATACTTGCAGTAATGTTTACAATAGTTCTCATCACGTTCCGGCTCAGGAGCTTCGTTTGATTCCTTAATTGCAGATAGCCAGTTCAGTGCTTCTTCTGCAATCGACGGGTCGTATGGTTCAGAGTGGACCTTTATGTCTCGCTCATCTCCATCACGTGCAATGGCTACCAAGTTAACATTAACGGGCTTCCCCTTCCCGCTCTTGTCAAGTAGGTAACCATAAACCTGAACCTGCCAACGCTGTTGGGTGCTAGGAAAGTAGCTAAGGTTTGATTTCTTAACTGTTTTCCAATCAACAACATCACCAGTCTCAGGAATCCATAGGTCAATGTGAGCTTTCATCTCTCCGTATTCAACGGTCTGCTCAACAACATACTTCTTACCAGTAGGATCTGCAGTAGCCAACGCTTCTTCAATATGTGCGTGAATAGCAGTACCCATAATGGCAGCTAATTTCATTTCACTATCATTAGTTTCAGGTTGGTCATTTAATCTATACCAAACCTTACGACGGCAACCACCTAACTCTGATGGTCCAATCTGTACCTGAGTAGAACGTGGTCGTGAGTTCTCCTTAGCGTGGAGAATATCTACAAGAAAATCTTTCATAGTTCTAATTCTTTCAGTGCATTAAGCACTCTGTCAATTCCTTCGTTGATACCAGATAGGAAGCTATCCTCATTACTGGTTCCATAGATATTTAAACTTACACGTTCTTCTGATATGCGCTCTATAATTTTTGTAATCATATCTTCTTTAATGATAGGGATTGTTTTCTCCATCATCTACCTTTCTTTCTGGGGGTGTAATCTTACTCTCTACCTCCGCAGGTTTGTCAACTATCTCTTCTGCTTTATATCCAAAGAGCCATTCAACTAAAGCTGGATTGTCTTTTAACATATCCACAATGTGATAGCCCACTAGGT